AATAAAATAATAGAATAAAAAGGAGACCCTAGGAATGTCATACGAGAGAAAAGAGCGGCAAAAAGAAGGTACGAAAAACTTCCATAAAAACTACGACAGGATTTTCGGCAAGAAAAAAGGGAAGCCTGAAGAAGAGAAACTGGACAAAACAGGTTGATCCTGTTATACTTCAGCAAAGACTTACACAAGGAAAATCTTACATTATGGCAGTAAAACCGAACTCCAAAAAAGGAGTTAGCATAGCAGCGAAGAGAGAGAAAGCACTTGAGTTACGAGCTCAAGGGCTTAATTTCCGTGCAATCGGTAAAGAAATAGGTGTAACCCACACGACTGCGCATAAGTATGTAACCGACGCACTTGAAGAATCTCGTGTAAAGCGCTCAATCATGGGCGACAATCTGCGAGAGCTTGAGCTTCACAGGCTGGACGAAATACTTCTAGAATGCGGTAAGATTATGAGAACATCACAGAAGGAACTGACTCGGCTAGCTGCTTCTGACCGTTTAATCAAAACCATAGAAGCCCGTTCTAAGTTAACCGGTTTGGCATTATTGAACGACTCATTTAACGACGACGAAGAAATTGATGAAGCATATCTATAACAGGGCACCCTTTAATATGTCAATAGTTTCCAATAAGCAAAGCAAATTCTTCAGGCTTGAAGACCCAATCGTTTGCGAAGAAACCGGCGCGGTAATTAAGGGCGGCATGTTCTCGCACCAGAGAAAAATGTGGAACTCTTCGGCATTTATAAAGGCGCTGGTTGGCGGTTACGGAGCTGGCAAAACTCTATACGCAGCAAAGCGGGGTATTGCTCTCGCTTTACACAATGCACCCTCGCCCGTCATGGTAGTAAGCCCAAACTACAAACAAGCACGCGGAACGGTAGTCATTACTATTCAGCAAATACTTAACGCCCGCAGAATAAGATACAAATATAACAAATCAGAATTTGAGTTCAACATTTTCCACAACGGTAGACATGGAAAAATTTGGATACGATCCGGAGAGAATCCCGAATCGTTAAAGGGGCCAAATATATGCGCCGCAATTATAGATGAGCCTTTTATTCAAGACGAGAGCGTATTCGTTCAGATGCAGGCTCGTGTTCGCGATCCTATGGCAAAACATAGGGAGATCGTATTAACCGGAACCCCTGAGCAATTGAATTGGGGCTATGATATTTGCGCAGGTGACAAACATGACATGTATGACATTGAGGTAATCAACGCGCCTACATATGCAAATAAAGCATTACCAAAGCAGGCTCTCGATACGATGTTTGCGGGTGTTGACCCTAAAATGAGGGAAGCCTATGAAGAGGGTAAGTTTGTAAATCTTTCGACTGGCATGATCTACTATGCTTTTGAACGTTCCAAACACGTAACGAAGGTTGAGGTTGGAAAAGACGAAACTATATACGTTGGGATGGATTTCAACGTAAACCCAATGAGCTTCGTGGCATTCGTAAGACGCGGCGACAAACTGTTCTTTTTTAAGGAGTATGCTCTTAACAACTCGGATACGAGCGAAGCGTGTAATATGATAATAGATGAATTTGGTGAAAGGTGTAGGATAATATTCCCCGATCCGGCATGTATTCAGCGGAGAACTTCAGCGAAAGCTGGACAAACCGACAAGAAGTTGATAGAATCCGCTGGGTTCGAAGCTGTATGTAGAAGAGCGCACCCGACAAAAAGGGATCGGTATAATGCGGTCAATAGCAAATTCGCAGATATGGGCATCTATATCGATGCGTCTTGCACAATGCTAATCAAAGGGTTGGAGCAAATGAACCACGAGGATTTGGCTAAACAGGAAAGAGCAGTGAAGGGAAACCTTACGCATATGATAGATGCGTTTGGGTACCCAGTTGAATACATATTTCCAATTGGGCGCATATTGACAAATAGAAAGGTTTGGCTACAGTAGTAAAAAAATGGAGTTCAGTAATGGCATTTAAAATTAACGGTATAGAAGTGAAGGAATTGCTAAAGAAAGGCAAGGAGCTCGCTGAGCATGAGAACGAGCAGGAATTCCTTAAGAAGTCATACGTTGGCGGACAAGAATACCGTGAAGGCGAGTTTTTGATCCGTCATGTGCGAGAGGCTAAAAAGTCATTCGGCAGGAGATTGAAACAGGCTGTCTATACGAATTATGTCAGCCCGATAATTGACATTTATAATTCATACCTGCATAAAGACAAGGTAACGCGTACAAATGAAGGAATAAATCCCGCACTATATGAGGCTTATTCTGACGATGCTGATTTAGAGGGCAGGAGCCATTCAAAGGTAATGCGTGAAATTTCTCGCTTAGCTGCCCTGCTTGGTTCGGTTGGTATATTAGTTGACTCACCCTCAAATTTGACGGGCAATCTTGGTTCAGACCTTTCTAACGGGTTGCATACATATACAAAGCTGTATACGCTTGAGAATATAATCAATATGATTTTTGACTACAGCACAGGACGGCCTATTTTGGACATGATTGTACTGCATGAGGACTTTAGCGAAGGCGCTTACGAGCATTACGTCATATATACTAGAACCGAATTTTTTAGGTTTAAGAAGAAGGCGAGAGGTCAGCCTGTATTTATTTCTCAAGGCGATCACAACCTTGGTACTGTTCCGTTCGTATTTCACAAAAACAAAGACGGCATGCTTGAAGACTCCGGAGCGTCTGACGTTATTGATATAGCAGAATTAAACAAGCGCGTCTATCAATTCGATTCGGCAGCTATGGAAATAATCGAAAACACGGCGTTCCCATTTTTAGAAGTTCCTAGACTGCCAAACGTTGGCGGAGATTCTGGCGATGTTGAAATTGGCACAACTAACGTACTCGAATACGAACCTGATGGAAGCGCTGGCGGCGGTGGTCATAGATATGTAGAACCTTCTGGCCAGTCTCTTGACTCAATATTACAATGGAGAAACCAGACGCTGGAAGATATTCGGTACCATTCCAAAATAGGCGGGACTGATTCAACAAAGACGGGTGGTAATGCTGAATCTGGTATTAGTCTTGAACTTAGGTTCCAGCAGTTAAACGCTGTGCTTTCTGAAAAAGCGGAGGCAATGGAAAACACTGAGATGGCAATTTTTAACCTTTTAGCGCTATGGAATGGCATGGATTACGCTGGCTCTATTGAGTACACCCGCAGGTTCGGAGTTCGTGATTTGGGTATGGAGCTTGATACGATTATGAAAGCAGATTCTTTTGTTAATAGCCTTAAATTTAAAGAAGAGGCCTCTCGCAAAATTATATCAAGGGTACTCGGAGAATCGGCAACTATCGAAGAGGTTGAGGTGATGGTAAAAGATTCGGGGAAACAGGATACTGGCAAATCTACAGATTTGACGGGATTGAATAATGGCTAATGTAACGAGTAACATAAGCGAAGTAGTAAAAGATATGATCCGAAGAAAAAAAAGGCTTATATCTGCAAATGAAAGGGCAATCTTAAAGGTAGCCCTTGCTGCTACGACGTTTATAAAAGAGAGGACTTTGAAAGGGCGAGACACTGACGGAAAATTTTTTAAAGAGTACGCTACACAAACCTTAAAGCAAAAGAGAAAGAGGGGTGGGCGGCACTTTACTGGAAAGGTTGACTTATTTGACAAGGGTCATATGATGGCAAGCCTTCAGGCAAAAAAGAAGTCTGGTACAGTTAAAAGCACCGCCGTTATTGGATTTACAAGAAAATCAGAGCAAGAAAAAGCGTCTAGGCATGTCAACGGAGTAGGGGTTCCAAAAAGGAATTTCTTCTGGTTAAATGAAAAAGACAAAAGTAGGTTCTTCAAACAATACGAGAAGAATGTACTGAGAGAGTTGAAATGACCGAAATAGTTAAGAAAAGGCTGTCAATCGTAGGCGAGGAACTCGTTTTGATTGAACGGGCTGTTGTTATACTTTCAACGCTTGACCTGACCAGCTTATCGTATTCGGATATTCTTCTACTTGTCAAAGGAACTATGAGCGGCATGCTTTCCATTGAGCAAAACGTGACAAACTTTAATGATATCGGCCGGAGAATAAAAACCGAATTCAAATCTAAAGGTATTCCTTTACTGTATGACGCTTCTGATAACGATCTTATGCTAGCAATGCAGCAGGCCTCGCTTAGTAATATGCAAGGAGTAAGGGCTTCGTATGAGCACAAGCTTACGCAATTATTGTATAGCTCAAAAAGTATTGACAATAAACTTTTACCTGCTCAATTAAGCGCGCTCATATTGCCGGAGCCTAATGTGGCCGGACGCTCTATGCTTTCAGTATTAGACACTGAGGTTGACACGTTTACGATGGAAGTGGATGCCACTTTAATGCTTAAAAAAGGTGACGATGCAGGTGTAACCAAATACAAATATATAGGCAATCTGATCGGAGATTCTAGGCCGTGGTGTGTTAGTCATGTGGGTAAGGTATTCACTCGTGAGCAAATTACGGCGTGGGCTGGAATCTCATGGCAGGGCAAGAAATCAGGCGACCCTTTTATTGTCAGAGGTGGCTGGAGATGCCGCCATCATTTCAGCCCTGTCATAGGCATATAGGCATATAAGTAGTTGACTTGTCAGGTCTATATGGTTATAATACGCAAACCAGCTAAAAAAAGTACCGCTGAATAATAAAGCAAACCGGAGAAAATAAAAATGTCAAACAATCCTAAGATAGTAATACACAAATCAAAAAAACATTGGCTAATGCCTGATGGCGAATATGTTCCTTATATTGCAGGCGGCTCAACTTCTGACGATGATGCGGGAGCTGGTTCAAGTAACGCAGGATCAGAGGCCGAATCAAAACTGAAGGAAGCGCGTGAAGATGCCGCGAAATATCGCACTCAACTCCGTGACCTTCGGACTGAAACAGAAGGGTTTGATGCCAACGAATTCAAAAAGATGAAAGAGGAAGCCGCTAAAGCAAAGGAAAAGGAAGCCCTTGCCCGTGGTGATTATGATAAGCTACTGGAAGAAAAAACAAAAACATTAACCGAACAAATTGAGGCTGGCAAAAACGAAGCAACTAAATGGAAAGGCATGTATGAGACTAAAATCGTAGACGACAGCATTTCAAACCTCGCAAAGGCAAATAATGCCGTTGATTCTAATGATATTGTCACAATTGCAAAAGCTGCTTATTCTATCTCTGTTGATGAAAATGGCAAGGTTCGCGTTCAAAAAGGTGGCGATATAGCAACTGATGGCGAAGGTAATCCTTTGACAGTTGAGCAAGTTGTTTCTGGAATTATCGAATCCCGCCCTCATTTAGTGAAGTCTGCAGGGTCTGGCGCAGGCTCAACCGGTGGAACAGGTAAAGGTTCAAAAGCAGAATTATCAACTCGTGAGAAAATTGCCAAAGGCATTGCTGCCCGCCGTAGCTCATAAGTAGTTGACATAAGGTGGTGCGGGTGGTATAATCCGCACCACTTGTTTTGCAAAAGAAATCCGCAGAGGTTATATCTGCGGCATACAAATTAAAATATACCGCAGAAGTCTGGTACTTCAAAAATTTAGGTTTGGCTAGAGGCTGACCTAATAAG